CTTGTCGTACATAACGGCTCAACAGCAGGTGGATTCCCAGTAATGAGTGCCAGTGGTGGTACTTTTACTGGTGATGTCACTTTTGACAATGGAACAGTTTCAGGTGCTGATATTACATGGGATGAATCAGCAAAGACTTTTAGATTCGAGGATACTGTTAAACTAGTTTTAGGTGATTCATCTTCACAGATGGATATGTATCATGATGGCTCTAACGCTTATATAAGAAATAATGCTGGTAATATCGCTATTGAAGGTAAAGCCGGTGAGATGAGTATTAAGTGTGTACCTGATGGAGCTGTAGAGTTATATAATAATGACGCTAAGAAGCTTGAAACAACTTCAAATGGAGTTCAAATTACAGGACAATTAGATATACCTGATGGTAGTGGTTCAGATGGAGCTAATCATATAAGAATTGGTAATAGTAATGACTTACGTATCTTTCATGATGGAACTCACTCTAGGATTTATAACACAACAGGTCATCTAAGTTTTAGATCAAGTGCATACCGTTTTAATAACTCTGCTGGTACTGAAAATTGTTTAGATATAGATCAAAATGGTGCTGTAAGTCTATATTACGATCACAGTAAGAAGCTAGAAACGGCTAGTGATAAAATTCTTTTCCATGCACATGCTAAAGTAAACGCTAATGATACTTATGACTTAGGTGCTAGTGGTGCTAGATGGAGAAGTGCATATTTTAGCTCCCATTCATTTTACGGAGATAATGCAACAGTTAGGTTCGGTGCTTCAGATGATTTACAAATATGGCATAAAAGCTCTGAAGGTAATAATTACATTAAAAGTAACACTGGTGCATTAGTAATTAATACTGATGATCTAAATATAGAGAACAAAGCTTCTAGTGAAGCTCTGATTAATGCGGATGCGAATGGGGCTGTAAAATTATATTATGATGGTGCTCAGAAGATCCAAACAAAATCCACAGGTGTTTATATTCAAGGTAGCATGGGTATTGAGCTTGAAAACTCTTACTTCATTTATCCTAACAACGCTGGTATTTTATATATAAGATCTGGTAGTTCATCATCTAATAGTATTGCTCTACAGACAAATGGTACTACAAGAGGATGGGTTAACTGTAACAATAGTAATGAGGTAGGTTTCTTAGATAGTGATGGTGCTTGGGCTATTCAGCATATAAGAGACTCTGCAACTAATTTTAAGATCAATAATGTTCAGAAAGCTCAAGTAAGCACTGATGGTTTTAATGTAAGCGGTCTTTTAACTTTTAACGGTGGTGCTGGTCATTATATAACAATGGCTGATGGTCAAAAGATTGGTATTGGTAGTTCTAATGATATGAATCTCCGCCATGAGAGTGGTCATACATACATTGAAAATACTACTGGAAATCTTTACATCAGAAGTAAAGCCAGTGAAGATGGTATAATTATTGAACCTGATGCTAGTGTAAAACAGTTCTATGCTGGTAATAGGATTACTTATCTATCTAGTGTAGGGCAAGTGATAGATACCCATAAGGATATCAGAATGACATCTGGTAACTGGACTGGCGACTGTGGTACTGGTACAGCTAAGATACAATGTCATTCAAATCATTTATATCTCTGTGCTGCTGGTGGTAAATTTATTTTCCGTCAATCTAATGGCGCTGAATGGGCATTTATTGAATCTGGTGGTATAATACCAGCCGCAAATAACTCTTTCAATTTAGGTTCTAGTAGTTATCGTTGGGCTAACTTATATGTAAACGATGCACACTTCTCTAATGAAGGTAGTTCGAACTCTGTTGATGGAACATGGGGTGATTGGACATTACAAGAAGGTGAAGATGATATCTTTATGTTAAACAATCGTTCTGGTAAAAAATACAAAATGGCGCTCACGGAGGTTAGCTAAATGACTATTTATTTTGCTGATGGAACTAATATTGCAACAGCACCTGGAGAAGGTAAACTCAAAGAAGTTTTACAAAACTACAAAGCTGCAACTGTTAGTTCAACATCTTCCAGTTGGGCAGACGTTTCAGGTTTAAGTAAGACTATTACAGTTAGTGATAGCAACAAAGTACTTGTACTTGTAAACTGTGGTTGGGGTTCAAACTCAACCGTATACAGACGATGTCTAAGAGGAAGTACTGTCATTGGCGGTGGAACTACCTTTTCCAACGGTAGGAATGGTATAGGTGGTGGTTACGGCGGTAATGCAGGAGGTTCTATGGGTGCATACTATAGTACAAACGTTGAAGGTTTTGTTTACTTAGATGACCCTGGTAATGGATCTCATACTTATAAAGTGCAGTGGCTTATGGAAGGTGGCTCTACTGGATATCTAAATAGAGGTTTCTATGATAGAGAAAGTTATACTGGTGATGGTTATAAATCCAGAACTGGTTCTACAATTACAGTTATTGAGGTAGATGCATAATGGCAATGATACATTTTGATCATGAAGCTGTTCGGAAAGCTTACCCTAATGTGGTCCATATTGCGGATGGCGATGATGGCGATAGCGATACCGGAGCTTTTGAACAAGATTGGACTCGTGTAACAATAGTACAATCAAATGTCGATGCAGCACGTACTACATTAAATAATGAGGCTGCAGCGGTTAAATATCAAAAAGATAGAACAGGAGAAGTCCCAGGATCGTCTCAAGATACTGTATATCCATCTATCGGAGATCAGTTAGATCTTCTTTATAAAGATATCGTAGCTGGTACAATTACAACAAGTGGAGGCTTTGCCACTGCAATCAAAGCCACAAAAGATAAATACCCAAAACCTTAATTTAAAACAATGGCAGTAACAAAAACTTGGCAAATCAACACCCTCGAACGCGAACTCGCCGATGGGTATGTTAAAAGAGCTATCTATCGTGTTAACGGTGAAGATGGTGCTTATAAATTCAGAGCTACTGGTGAAGTATTTTTACCTAAGCCTAGCACTTTAAAACCTTATGCAGATTTAACAGAAGCAGAAGTAATTGGTTGGGTTAAGGCACGTATTGGTGAACTTAACGCAGCTGATAGTATTAACCCAACTGTGGCGCAAATTGAGGCTGCTGTGGAAAACGGCGTAAATGAGCAAAAAACTCCAACTACTGGCACAGGTAACCCCTGGTAGTATTTATCTTCCAACTCCTAACCTTCCTAAAGCCTTAGACCTACCTAGGATGACTCTGAAGCAGCCTGTACCAGATGTTCCGGCATATAAGCCAATGATCATCCCTCCAAGCGATCTAGAGGCTCCTGAGGGGGTTAAGACTGAGGAAGAGGAGAAGACAGAAACACCTGCACCGCCGAGCTTAAAGATACCGATCATCGATATACAGATGCCGATACCTGAGACGGCGGTCGTGGTGACTGCTGTGACAACAGCTGTAATCGCAGTAACAACTACAACCGTTACTCAATCTTTATTTGAACCAATTAAAAAGAAAGTTCAGAAACAACTACAATCTAAAGTTGACGCATGGAAGAAAAAAAGGAAGGAAAAAATCTCCTTGACAAAATCAAAGGAAAACGAGGAGAATTTGAAGAAGAGCAAATAGCTCTCCTTTCAACTATGGTTAGACTTGGCGTAGTTGTTTGGGCAGGGTTTATAATAACTCTCAACTATGTTGAACTACCTGGGAATATTATTAAGAAATCTGGAAGCTCCGATATCACGTTCGTTGCTTCGATATTTACTGGTGCACTTGCGTCTTTTGGCTTGAATACAGCCAATTCGAAGGGTAAGTCAACTCCAGTCAACTGTCCTATGGTTAAGAAAAAGGAAGAATGAAAAAATGGCTTTTACTCTTCCTACTGTTATCCCCCTCGGTAGCAAGAGCAGAATTAGTGACCCCACAATTCACACAGGGGTCAATGAATTCCACCACAACTACTACCCAAGAAATTACAGAGGAGATAGTAACAACAGTTTACGGTTCCGCATTACAAAAATGGTCAGGAGACAATATTACTCATACTTCAGCAACATCTGGAGGAATAGCCGATACAGATTCAGTCTTTACTATAACAACAGCTGGTTCAGACTTCTCTCTAGAGATAATAGACAGAGCAGCCAGCCAAATAGTAGAGAAGATCGAAATCGACCGCGTAATAGAAACTACCGCTACTACTACATCCTTATCTATATTCTCGCAATAATAGGAGTACCTGCATATGCTGAAGAGGGAGAAACCAACAATACTTCAAATCCTGTGGCAGCAGCTACAGGAAACGTTACAAATCAAGCCGTCCAGTTCCAGAATAATGGAGCTCCAAGTCGTCAGATCTACGGACCGAACATCTCGTGTAACGGCGCGACGATGACGTTTAGCCCATTCTATATGGGCAATCATACCACCCCTTTTGATGAAGATATGAGTCAACAAAGCTACACTGTAGCTGAGAACTGGGGAGGACAGATTAATTTCATGGTTCCCCTAGATGGCTCACTTGTTGAACGTTGTAAAGCAGCTGCAGATCGTCAATTAGAGAAAATGAGATTGGAATATGAAATGGCTAGAGTATTGAAATGTGGGGAACTTCAACAGAAGGGCTTCATGATCATACCTCATAGTCGTGTCTGGAATATGTGTTCAGATGTTATTCCAATTAAAGCTTATGAAAAAGAGCTAGAAAAGAAAAACCCTAAACCACCACCTAAAAAGTGGTATCAAAAACTAAACCCATTTAAAAAATGAGCACCCTTTCAGATAAAATAGCAGCTAGAGAAGCTGCTGAAAAAGCTAAAGCAGAAGCAAAGAAAACCACTACCACTACTAAGAAATGATCGTATTAATTAAACCTATCCTATTCGCCTTTATTAAGTCTACAGCAGTTAAACAGCTGATTGTTGATTTACTTGAGGGTCTGGTTTCATCCACTGAGAATACATTAGACGACGCTGCAGTCGCAATGATTAAAAAATCCTTATTCCCTGGAGAAAAATAAATGCAAAGAAAGAATACTGTTGACGAAGAAGGTAATGTAACAGACCTTTGGGATAGAATGAAGACAGTAAGACAAGATATGCAGAATAAAAGAGATAAAGAAAAGGATCTTATTAACCAACTATTAAATAACTAATGAAGAAAGCCACTGAACAGCAGTTTAACGAACTGCATGGTCTTGTCACCGCAGACTTTTTAAAAAGAATCAAAAGTGGTGAGGCTACAACTCAAGATCTGAAAGCTGCTTGTGATTGGCTGAAAACAAATGATATCACAGGTATAGCTTATGATGGTAGTCCACTAGACAAATTAGCTAAAGTAATACCTGACGTAGATCCTAGTTTAATACAACGGAGGATGTATGGCAAGTCGCACGTCTAAATTCTATAAAAAAAATCCAGCAGCTCGGAAGAGACGGCTGAAGCAACAAAGCCGTTACCAAAAAACAAAGAAAGGTAACTCAATTAAAAAGAATGCTAATAAACTTAGACGTAAATTAAAATTAAAAATAGGTGATAAGAGGGATGCTGCACACTTTAAAGGCAGTAAAACAAAAGGTCGACCTCTAAGTCGCAGCACAAACCGTAAATCTCGTTTAAAAATTAGGAAGTAATTATGTCATCTAAAAGTACAAAGAAAAAACCTGTAAAAAAAGGTTATTACAAAGAGGGCGGTCAGTGGGTCTATTATGCTAACGGTAAAAAATTAAAAGGATTAGATATTTTAACATATCATATAACTAATCAAACAGAGAAAAGCATACCAGCTGCAGTTATAGATTCATTAGCAAATGCTGGACAAGATCTATTACTTCTTCCACAAGGTTCTAAATATACATCAGGAGGGAAGCCTGTATCTGCTTTAGATGCTAAATATGCAAAGGAAAGAGGTATTAAATTAGATCCATTACAAACGGAAGTTTTTCCGACTGAAGATCGTTTAGGTTTAGAAAATTCAACAGAATATTCTCTCGATCTTGATGCTAATGATGCTTTTAATCCATTTGAAACAAATTCTGAAGAAAGGCCTAATTTTGGATTTGAGAGAATAGATGAATCGCTGCTTAGCCCAAGTAATACTACTGAAGCACAGCTTGGTGAAAATCTTAAAAAGAACCAAGTAAAATATAATAAACCAAACGATGATGAACCAGGCGATGATACTTCATCTACAGCAGCAGTAGAATCTAATGATGAAGTTAAAAACAAAGAGCAACTAAAGTCTACTGCAATACCTAAACCCTGGGCTAGAAAATGGGCAGGTGGTGATGGTAGGTCATTATCTGATGTTAATGCTGAGACAGAATCAGCATTAGAAGCACGAGGATTTAATCTAGATAAATTACGTTTGAAGCGAGGTTACTCTAAAAATCAATTACTTGCTGATGTGAGAACTGGACGCGCAACTTTAGATAAAGATAGGCTTATCGCTAACGGTCAAGTATTGAAAATAGGAGGATAATTATGGGTAGAGCTAATCCCTTACAATCCACCGCTGTTGATGTAATAGGTCGTTTAATTGAAGCTCCTAAACCTAAACTTACACTAAAAGAACAAACAAAAAAAGCTCTTACAAAACAACATGGTCTGCCTGATTTTGATCCTTCCCCAACTTCATATCAACGTAAGTTACCTGTAGAACAACAAGGTGAGATTCTTCGCCAAGATATTAATACACAAACTAAACTAAACGGAAGTAATACTCGTATCGAACCTGAATTAGTAGATATGCGTCCTAATGTTCGTCGATTTGACGATGTAGAAACTGCTAAAAGATATGCTGCTGATTATATTCAAGAGCATAATTGGTCTAGTGCAGGTATGGATGAAATCTGGGTAAAAGATACAGCTTTAGAGTCTTATAGTAGGAAACGGTTTAAAGGAGCTAAAAAAGGTGGTTTAACACGTATCGGTGAAGAAGGTTTAGATGAATCAGGTAAAGTAGCAATTGATCAAGGTTGGATAAAATTAACTTTCTGGGATAAAGATCAATTATCACAAACTCTACGCAGAGCTAGAGAAGAAATACCTGAAGAAGATATTTGGGCATTCTTTACAAAAATAGGACGTAGAGAACGTGCGCAAGACTTTATAGATTGGGTTAAAACTACTAATGCTAGTCTTGATGCACAAAGAAAACAAATGAATACAGAAAGAGGTAGTATATTCTGGAGTATTGATCATGAAAAAGCACTTGCTAATGAAGGTCAAAATTTTCCAAGTAACAGAAGTATTGGTCCTTATAACAGAAATGTTAGTACTCAACATAAACAAGATCTACCAGATGAAGTACTAAGAGCTTCTGGAACTGCATTTACTTGGGAAGAAGAGATTCTTAAATGGCTTGATCCTACAGTTGGTCACTTTTTTCCTAGATTAAGTGATCAACAGAAAGCTACTTTAATCGCTGCTGTAGAGAACATCGAAGAATTAAGAATTAAAGCAGACGATCCTACTCTGACTGTAACAGATGTCGTTGATGATTTAATGACAGAATGGAATGCGTTACCTGCTAGAAATCGAGACAAAGCTATACGTAATATCGTAGGTAAGTCAGGAAAAAAGAGTGAGCCTCAGTGGGATGGAATAGCTAAAATAGCAATGAGACATATGAGAGAAGGTAATCTCCCTGAGGCAAGATGGCGTAATGGTAATACCCAATTCACTTGGTCTCCTGAAGACCTTGGTGGTAAAGGTAGGGGCTATATTGATATTATTAAAGATGCAACAGCTGATAATGATGTCTATGCCTTAAAACGTCAATTCTTCAAACAAATAGAAGATCTACCTTCTGGTACTGAATGGACGTTAGAAGCTGATACAGCACAGAAATATAGAATGTATAAACGTATGTTTAGAAATGATCCTAGAATCACACCTGGTGGCGATACAAAGCTATTAAAAGAACGTGGCATTGATCATTTTATACTTAGAATACCTTAAAAAACTACAAGGAGAAATACCTAATGGCTAAAGGAGCAAACGCACGCGCTATCGGTACAGCTTTAACAGGACTTAGCAAATTTGTTAGTCCTAAATCTTTATCATTGAATATTGGTGATTCTTTTGATGAAGAAGATACTGAAAATGCAGCAGGACAACCAACTAATGGCACCAACAAAAACCAAGTCCAAAGCAACGGCTAATATTGTTTACGCTTTAAAGGACGATTTTAAATTATTTTTACAAGCATTATGGCAACAATTAGAGCTACCTTCCCCTACTAGAGCTCAATATGCAATTGCTGATTACTTGCAAAATGGTCCCAAACGGCTTCAGATCCAAGCCTTCCGAGGTGTTGGTAAGTCTTGGATTACTGGTGCTTTTGTTTTATGGACATTATTTAACGATAAAGAAAAGAAAATAATGATCATATCTGCATCTAAAGAACGTGCAGATAACATGTCAATCTTTTTACAAAAACTTATCATTGAAACCCCATGGCTAGTACATCTACAACCCAAATCAGACGATTCCAGATGGTCCCGAATAAGTTTCGACGTAAACTGTTCACCTCACCAAGCCCCGTCCGTCAAAAGCGTGGGCATTACTGGGCAGCTCACCGGAAGTCGCGCAGATTTGATAGTACTAGACGACATAGAGGTTCCTGGAAACTCCATGACGGAGTTAATGCGTGAAAAATTACTTCAATTATGTACGGAAGCCGAGTCTATCCTTACCCCCAAAAGCGATAGCCGTATTATGTATCTCGGGACTCCTCAGACTACTTTTACTGTTTATCGTAAGCTGGCAGAGCG